GAGCTGGATCTAGGGTAATGATCCACAAGGCACTGACGATTGAGATCGGAAACGCTGATCAGATGCGGAAAACTGCCTCCGTCCTTGATGCCTACGACCGCTCGCTTGTTGAGATCTACGCAAGCTACCTTGATAAACCAGATGACGAGATCGAAGCATTGCTCTCGGCCGAGACTTGGTACAACTCGGCCGAAGCAGTCGATGCAAAGCTCGCAACTGATCAGACTGCAACTAGATCGACCAGTAAGGCAGCAATGGCTAACTGGTTTAAGAATCCTCCACAGGATCTTGTCGCTGCTGCTTGCAAGCGAGATTTTGCAAAAGCGAGAATGGCGATTGCTGCCGGTTGACATCCAGTCGGCTATGTCGTAAAGTGATTTGAAGTCGGGCTAAGTCCCGTGTCTGCAAAAGTGCAACTGATTAGCGGCACACAGCAGCGAAAACCAATGTTTTCGTGGCAGTGTGTTGCTATCTAACGGTTGATAGCTCTCTCTGCCGCAACTTTCTACCACAAGGTGCGCAGAAATGAAGAATTCCAGAGATTTGAGCTTGGAAATCCAAGCCAAGCAAGCCGAGGTCGAAGCGATCACCGCTTTGGCAACTCAAGAGAATCGTGAACTTACCGCTGAAGAATCGTCCAGCGTCGATGCCAGCATCGAAGCAGTCAAGGGTCTGAGCGAGCAACTCAAGCGAGCCGAAAAGGTCGAAGCTTTCGTCGCTGCCAAGGTCGCCAAGATTGAAAACAACAGCGTTGACAACTCGCCAACGTCGATCCGCATTCCTGCTTCTGCTCGTCGAGTTCGTCAACTCAAGAGCTTCAAGGGGCCAAACGCCGAAGCTGATGCCTACGCCAGCGGTCAATTCATTGCTGCTGTTTGTGGCAACGAAGGATCGAAGCGATGGTGCAAGGATCACGGCATCCTCAATGCAATGGGCGAGAACGACGATCTCAAGGGCGGTTCACTCGTTCCAGTCCAGTTTGAAAACAGTGTCATCAGCTTGCTTGAAGAGTACGGCGTTTTCGCTCGTTACGCTCGCAACTATCCGATGACCAGCGATTCGGCAACTCTTCCTCGTCGCGCCGGCGGTTTGACCGCTTACGCAGTCGGTGAGAATGCTGAAATCACCGCCTCGGATGTGACTGTCGGTCAAGTCAATCTAACCGCTCGCAAGTTCGCAACGCTGACGAAAGTCTCGAGCGAATTGAGCGAAGATGCTGCGATTGCTCTTGCTGACATGCTCGCCAGCGAGATCGCTTACGCTCACGCTGTTAAGCAAGATGCTTGCGGTTTCCTCGGTGATGGTCTGCCGACCTATGGCGGGATCGTTGGCTTGGCTAACGTCCTTGCTGCTGGCTCGGTTGCAACGGCTGGATCCGGTTTGGATACCGCTGCTGAATTGACAATTGCAGTGTTCCAAGATGCGGTTGCCAAGTTGCCACAAATCCCTGGCATCCGTCCAGTGTGGTTCGTCCACTCGGCAAACTACTGGAACGTGATGGCTCGCCTCCAGTTTGCTGCCGGTGGCAACACGGTCATGGATCTGGCTGGATCCCCAGTTCAGCAATTTATGGGTTATCCAGTCGTGTTCAGCCAGACGCTGCCAAGCACCATCTCGGCTAGCACCAAGTTCGCTTACTTTGGCGATCTGTCGCTCGCTTGCACGATGGGAATGCGTCGAAGTCTGTCTCTGAAGTCTGACGCGTCGCGTTACGTTGAATACGACCAGGTTGGCGTGTTTAGCTCGATGCGTTACGACATCAACGTGCATGAAATCGGAACGGCAAGCGTTGCTGGGCCAATCGTTCAACTCAAGGCTGGTTCCTAATCAAAAAGGTAGGTGATTCACATGAACAGTATCCAACACAGCAAGTGGGTTGCAGCGATCAAGCCAGCAGCAATCCTTGACAATGCATCGGCAACCGCAACAGCGATTGATTGCACCAATTGGGACTTTGTGACGATTGCAGTTACCCTCGGGGCAACTGACATCGCCATGACTGCCCTCAAGGTTCAATCGTCCGATGCTTCTGGTGGAACTTACGCTGACATCACTGGAGCTACTTTTGATGGTGGCAGTGGACTTGGTGGAGCGACTTTGGCTCTCCCAAGTGCAACCGATGACGGCCAAGTTTGCGTTTTCCACATCGACATGCGAGGCAAGAATCCATTTCTTAAGGTCGTCGCGACCTTCGGTGATGGAAGCACCGGCGGTTTCATCTCCGCTGTTGCGTGCCTGAGCCGTGGCAAGATTGCCCCAACAACGTCAACCGGCGTTGCTGATGGCGATTGCTGCATCGTTGTCTAGTCTGGGATCCAATGGATACCTCCAGGTCAGGTTCATGACTGAGAGGTAAAAATCGAGGCATGAACCTGATTTTGATAAAGGAATGGATGGGCCGGCCAGTTGGATTTCAACTGGTCGGCTGTCAACGTGGTCAAGCTGAGATCCTGATTCAAAGAGGCTTTGCTAAAGATGCCGACGACAATCAAAGCAGAGACAGTATCGGGGCCGAGTGTAGAGCCACTGACGCTGGATCAGGTAAAAAAGCAACTAGAAATATCAAGCAGCGACACAACTCACGATCTGCAACTAGCCGCGATGATTCAGGAGGCTAGAGAGCAGTGGGAGCATGATACCGACAGCGTCACATGCTACACGACGCTCAGGGTCAAGCTAAGCGACTTTTACGATGGATTTGAGCTACCCAAGGGGCCAGTTTCATCGATCACATCAATCCAATACTACGACGGAAACAACAACTTGCAGACGTATTCTGCTGCCAACTACAGCTTGCATAAAGATGAAGTTAGGCTTGGTTACCAAGTGACCTTGCCAGCGTGGTCTGCAAGATGGGATGCTTGGTTGATAACATACAAGAGCGGTTATAGCCAAGATGCTTCACTTGTTCCGGCGATTGCCAAGCGAGCGATGATGCTTTTGGTTGCTCATTACTTTGAAAACAGGGACATGCTCATGAGCGAAGCATTGCAAACAATGCGACCTTATGAGGCATTGGTAAAGAGATTCATGAGGGCTAGCTATCCATGAGTACTTTTATGCCAGTTACCTATGAAAATCACGATAAAGTATTGAAGGCAATCGATCCTCCGAAAGATTGGAAACTTGTTGCGTCAGACGGGCGAGAATACGCAATAAAATCATATTCTCCAACTGTCAGCTGTGATTCTGTAGTGACGATAAAAATCGAAGCGATTGTTTATTTGCCCGAGACTGAGGAATCCACATGAGCGGATCAGGCCGGCCAAACAGACATAGAGTTGGAGCAATGCGTCAGCGATGCACAATTCAGCAAGTCACAGAGACTCAGGATGCGTCTGGTCAACCTGTCGTTTCATGGACTGATTACGTTGAAAACGAGCCTTGTCAATACATGCAATCCTCGGCATACGAAGGATCTAGGGGAAGACAGGTAGAAGCAGGAGCAAAGGCAGTTTTCGTCGTCAGATATAGGTCTGGTTACAATGAAAAGATGAGCGTTGTTTTTGACGGTGAGCGATACGGGATTACTTCGATTCAAAAGGTGGATGGATTAAACCGCTACTTGGAAATTGCATGTAGTACACTGCCATGAGCATAGAAGTAAAAATCAATTTGAAACTGATCGAGGAAATCGGCAAGATACCGATAACCCTGCGCAATGGGCCGTTTGGTCGATGCCTCGGTAAATTCGGTGATCCGATTGCTAGGCGATCTGTTGTTTTTGCTACGTCATCAAGATCTACGGAAAGCAGGACTAGGCGAGTCCGTAATGGGAAGATTTCCGGTGGATGGTCTAAGAAATACAAAGATGACCCAAGGTGGTCTAGTATCGATTCTAAAAATCACTTCGGTCGTAAGGTCGGCAAGCAAGGTGTTTGGGTGATGGTTGGTGCTATTTATCCGAAGGGTAATAAGCAGCAGTTTGTACACCCGTCCAAAAACGGTGATAGCTATACCAGATACCACTGGGGCAGGCCTGGAACCTTAATAACCTACGAGAAGAACGGCAAGACAGTTAGCTACACTCGTCAGAGTCAGGGTGCTACTTCAATTGCTAGATTCCCAGAAGAGCAACGAGCGGTCAACAAAGCTTTCCGTCATGAGGAAAAAACTGCCGAAGAACGATTTTTGACACAACTTGAAAAAGAACTAAGGGAGTTACGCCTTGGCTAAAAATCTTGCACTCACTGATACGGTAACCATTGCAAGCAGCGGTACTACATCCCAAGCGATTAGCATGACCAGAAACAGAGTTCCGATTGCAGTCTTAACGCCGGCAGCCTTGACAGGAACTACGTTCACGTTTCAGGCATCTGTCGACGGAACAAATTTTTACGATCTGTACAACGGATCGTCTGCATACAGCGTTACGGTTGCGCCCAGTCGTTACATTGCACTCAATCCTGATGTGTTTCAAGGTGTGTTTTACATCAGAATCGTCAGCGGATCTGCTGAAGGTGCATTAAGAACAATTTACGTTATTAGCGGAGAACTGTAAGCGTGAGCGGAATCGGAGAAGCACTTAGAACCAAACTGCTGACATACAGCACTGTTACCGATATTGTCGGTCAGCGTATGTATCCAGACGTATTGGTTCAAAAGGCTCAAGTTCCAGCTATTTGCTACTACGTTACAGGCACTGAACGCGATCACCATTTGAGTGGACTCGGAAAATCTGCTCACGCTCGATTTACCTTTGATTGTTATGCAAACACAAGGGTTAGTGCTTCTGCGTTAAGCAAAGCGATACGCGAAACCGGAATAGATTCATTTCGAGGAATCGTAGGTGGCTACACTTTTTGTGGGGTCGACTTTGATTCTGGAGATGAGTATTTGAACGACGTACCAACCGATGGGAACCAAGAGCATCGGTATGTGGTTTCTTTTGATCTCTTGGTTCATTACAAGGAGCCCTAGAAATGGCTGCGTTAACTGTTGCGGATACCGGACTTGGAGCAACCATTTCCGGCACTGGTTTGGTGACGACTCAGATCACTCGGATTGGAGATTTCACGGTCAGCGTTGACCAGCTAGATATCTCGCATCTTGGTACTACTGGGTATGAAGAATTAAGACCAAGTGACTTGAGAAAAAATCCAGAATTGGAGTGCGAGTTCAACTGGTTGGGAGCGGCCCCGCCACTGGCTACACAAATGATACCGACATCAGAACCATACGCTGGAATTTCAGTTACACTGACTTTTCCAGGCGCAGGATCCGTCAGCGGAACAGCGTTTGTCAAGTCGGTGAAGTTCCCAAGCTGCGAAAAGGGAACGATCATGAAGGGCAGTTATACACTGCAATTCGATGGTGCGACCGAACTTACGTTCACTCCTGCTTAGTCATAACAATTGGAGGGTAAAATGTTTAGACTGCAACAACAGGTCGGCATCAAGTTTACTGGTGAAACGGTTGAGTTGAAGCAGTGGCAGATTTACTACGGGGATGTCCTCGTCGGCTATCTGCCACAGACTCAGTCGGCTCAGATCCAGGCATTGTTTCATTTTCCTCACGACGAACTAACTGAAGATGTTCTGTTGGAGTTCGCAATGGTTCAATCTGAAAAACTCGGATTGAGCGATTGCACGGTAACTCCTCCAGAGCAATTTTCCAGGCAGTTTGTGGCTGAAGCGATGGAAATCAAAAACCAAGAGCTGGAGGATGATGACGATGACATCTAAACGAGATGACTTTTTCAAACTGATCAAGCGTCCGCTCAAGACCAAAAGGATCATTGTTGAAGGGCAAGAATTTACTATCCGAGAACTGTCTGAGGCAGATTCAGCGGAGATGGAAATCAAGCTCCAAGGCAAGGATAACAAGGTCGATTGGACGCAGCATCGACGATTGCTGGTTTCGTACTGCCTGGTTGACGACGATGGGAAACGTATCGTCGAGAATCCAGATGACCTCAAAGATGCACCGATGGATTTGATTGGCTCTATTTACAAAGAGTGCATGTCCATATCGGAAATCGCTGAGGAGGACGTTGCGAAACTAGCAAAAAAATCCGAAGAAGTCGAAAGCTCAAAATAGCTTTTCGACTTGCTTTGGCATGGGGGATCGAAAACCCGATGGAGTGGGTTCGATCACTTCCTGCTGGCGTTTTGAATCAGTGGATAGCATTCGATCACATTGACCCACTAGGCGAAGACTGGAAGCAAACTGCATCTATCATTCAGGCAATTTTTACTCCTGTGTTTGCAAATGCAGGAGCGGAACTTCCTAATGCAGATGACTTTATGCCTGAACACTACTTGAGGCAAAAGAAAAAGCTTTCAAGTGTGCTTTTCCAGAGCCCAGAGGATTCAAAGCGAATAGCTGAAAAGGCAAAAGCGGTCTTTGGACGAGAAAGAAGATAGCGATGGCAAAAACGATCAACATTGCAAATATCAAGATCGGATTAAACATCGATGAACTCAAGACTAGCGGTCAATTCGCTCGTCACGAACTTTCAATGCTTGCCAGAACCGCTAAGTCGGCAGAGTCTCCATTCCAAAAACTCGCATCCGCTCAATCAGTTCTTGATAGGGCGTTTGAGGAAGGAGGAATGTCCATCGAATCGTACAATACGATGCTCGATGTATTGGCACAGAAATTTAACATTGCTGGAGCGTATGCCGAGTTGGCAGCAAAACGAAAAGAACGGTTTGACGCTTCTACGGAAGGAAAAGTTGCAGCACAGCGTATTGCCGACGAAAAGCGTCTGCAAGACATGATAAGCAAAGGTGTTACTGATCGCCAAAAAATGGCTGAAGCAGTAAGGTTTCTAGATCGCCAATACGAGGCAGGAGAGACTGATGTTCTAGGCTACAACATGGCTTTAGAAGGTCTTGAGAAACAATTTGGGCTTACATCGATCTACGCAAAAAACGCAGCTAGAGATGAAGCGGAGTTAAATAAAGAGCGACGGAGAGCCAAGGCCGAAGCAGACGCAGAAACTGCTGCTGTTCAAAGATTGATAAACAGCGGTTTATCTCCGATGGCGCATCACCTAAAAAACATTGATCTGATCAAGAAACAACTAGCATCTAAAAGCATAACAGACCAAGAAGCAAAAACTGCAATTGAAGGATCGGCTAAAGCGACTGGAGTTTACGCCGACCGGATGAAAGACATTAGTAGACTTCAAGGTCTAATCGCATCAAGTAGTCCATATTCTCAAGTAAGAAGCGATGTGGCGTTATTGAATGCAGCATTAGACAAGGGAAAGATCAATGCTGATCAATACGCAAAAGCGATAATGAAGATAGAACAGGGTCTTGGTCATAGCATTGGAGGAAAAGGAGTAGCCTCTAGATTTGAAAAATCGTTTGCAGGCAGGATGCAAACTGCTGCAATTGGTGTTAGTGAGCAAGGGCAGTGGAATCTAGCTAAGCGAGATCTTTTTGGAAAGGCAACTCCAGAAGACATCGCTGCTGCTTCTAAGAGTAAATCGAGGCAATCAGCAACGAGTCCTCAGATGCTCGAGAAAACCGGCGTTGCAGCTGCCAGTACTGCCAAGCAACTTGCTGGGTTGGCTACTGCTTACATCGGCGTTTCGTCTGCAATGAATCTTGTAAAAGGCTCAGTAAAACTTGCAGCAGAAATAGAAACAGTTGGAATGTCGTTTCAAGTTTTGACTAAATCGACTGCGACATCTAATCAACTCATGAAGGAGATGCGAGAGCTTAGTAAATCGACAGCAGTTCCGTTCGTTGAGCATGCAAGAGGAGCGAAAATGCTCCTTGGTGTTGGTGTAGCGTCAGATCAGGTAAAGCAAAGTCTTTATCAATTGTCGGCTATATCTATGGGAAATACCGATACGTTTCAAGGCTTGGTTAAAGCACTTGCCGACGTAAACGCTGCTGGTCGACTAACTGGACAGGAAATGCTTCAGTTTAGAAACGCAGGATTCAACCCTCTAAACGAAATTGCCAGAACAACTGGTAAGAGCATGGCACAACTGAAGGTTGACATGGAAGAGGGCAGAATTCCTTTAGAGATGTTAACTCAAGCGATCAGTAGCTATACGACAGGATCTGGTCGTGCTGCTGGCATGAACGAAAAGATCATGCAAACTACTCAAGGAGTTTTTACCCAGTTCCAGAACACCATGCAGGAAACAATGATTGTAATAGGTCAGGAGTTGACTCCTGCTATTGCTGCTTTGATACCTATTATGCAAGAAGCGTTTAGCCCAAGCAATGCTGGCGTGTTCCTGACGATATTGACTAAAATGACGGAGGGATTTGGTGCGATTATAGCTACTGTAGAGGGTAGGCTATTTCAATATTTAGATCAGCTAGACAAAAGAAAAGCAGAAATGGAATCACGTCGTTCTGCTGCTTTAACTCAAGCTACGAAGCAGGTAAACGAACGAGGCATAACTGAACAAAGGCTTACCGCTCAACAAGAGGAATGGCATCAGAACGAAATCAAACGCATTCAGAAAGAGCGAGAAGCACACAGGGAAAAGACAATGTCTATCCTCGAGGATAATGCGAAGGCTAGGGCTTCCAATCCTTACGATCCTGATGCGTTTGAGCGTCAAAAGATGCGTGAGGATACGTTCGGTAAAACCAGAGCAGAGCAACTCCAAACTGAATTCGACGTTATAACGATGAGCGAAACTCGTCGTATCAACGAACTCAATGATATTCGTCAAAAGCAGAAAGCGTCCGAAGATTCGTTGGTGATCGAGCAAAGGCTTATGCAGTTGCGGAAAGACAACCCCTTGATCTCAGATGACAAGCTGAAAGATTATGCTTCAATCGAGCAGGTTTTTCAGCGTCAAGTCGCTGAAGAAAAACAAATGCTTCAGGCTAGGATTAATTTGATCAAAGGCGATGGTGGAACTGCTGCTCAAATCCAGGCAGCTATCAAGAGAGAGGAGGAACTTAGCAAGAATCGTGTCGATGGATTGAGAAGAACTCTTGATTCCGCACTTGCTACAACATTTAAAGAGGCTAGGCAGGAACTGCAAGCATCAGCCAGGGCTCTCACGGAAAAGTGGAATCCAGAGCAAGGTTTGAAGCAACAACTAGCACAACTTGAGTTTATGCGTCAGCAAAACATGATCGGTTCCGACACATTCCAAAAAGCCGCATTGGATATCGGGAAACAGGTAATGGAAGCAAGAGGATTTCTTCCAAACATTGCACCAACACTGAAGGCTGGAACTGCCGAGGCTTACAAATACATTCTCGAGCAAAACGCAAAGTCCGAGGAGAGGGCTCAGATGCAAAAACTTACGCAGGACATGCTCAAGGAGTTGCAGCAAGCTAATCAGTTTAATGCTCAAGCTCCAAGACTTGCACTAACGAGGTAATAATGGGTAACACACTTGTAGGGTCTGAACTTAGAGCAGGATCTGGTTTCGCTCGTAAGGGCGAGGGGTTCCAGCTAATCTTCGGTGAAACCTGGAACTTCAGAGTCAAGACCGACACGGTAACCTCTGATCGACTTGATGTACTCTACAACACTCCTGGTTTACCCTACGCCGGATTAATTTATGGGCCATTGCAATTGGTCTGCGAGGAGGTGACATGCGAACGAGAAACGCAGCACGCTCTTTATTGGAATGTTCAGGCCAGGTTTCAAACAGGCTCAGAACAGCAGAAGTCAGAAGATCAGCAAAACCCAAGTCCAGATCCTTTGAGCTGGATACCCGTCTTCAGAGCAGAATCGTTCTCAACTAGAGAACGAGTGATTACAAAGGATCAGACTGGGAAGTTCTGCCTAAACTCTGCCTACACTCCGTTTTCCGATCCGATGGTTAGAACATCTCCAATGTGCCAGATTGGTTTTGTTCAGTTTGAGGACGCTACCTTGAAGTTAAAAGCGATCATGGATCGAAATGATTGCGTCAATGTTGCAACATTTAATGCTGCCGGTCAAACATTCGCAGCGAGGACGCTACTGGTTGCCGTCGAAGAAGCAGAACTTGGGTCGTTTGCAGGATACACGGCGTGGAGAGTTAAATACAAGCTCACATACGATCCATTGACGCATGACGAAATAAGGTTGGACGTTGGGCCTAAGTATTTAGTTGGTGGTGTGCCGACGCAGTACAGAGATGCTCAGGGCTTTCCTTTGATCGCTTCTCTAGATGGGAGTGGTGGACTT